GACTTAACAGAGTGATAAAATTCTTACTAAATTTATTACTCAAATGTACTCCAAATGAAATTAACTGAGAAAAAAAAGAGCAATACTTGGATAGTATGCTCTGTTTCCTCATCAAATATTTCATCATTATATAACGCTCCAAACATCAAACCTTTAATCGGTGCAAAAATAATATCGCAGTTTGCAAAATTAACCACTACAAATAAACTTAATACAAGTAACAATGCTATTATCATAATTAATCATTTTAAAGCGTTTTAAAGGACGATAATTTAAAAACTATATAAGTATACCAAAAAAGTATTTTAGTGGCTTAAAACTTCTCGTATTGAGTTCTGCCGTTAACTTTTACTGCTCTTAAAGTTTGTTGTCTGTTTTGTCCGCAGTATGATACGTGAACCCAATCCGGATTCTTTTTATCTCCAAACTCCCAGATTAACTGGTCATACTTCAAGTTGTCTTTAATAAAATGGAATATTTGAGCATTACTAACCTTATCGCCTTTCATATCGATGTCTATTGCTTCTCCTCTACAATGTTGGCTAGTTATACTTCCGTTTAATGCTTGGTTTAGATTCATTATTCTATAACCGGAGGAAATATGTATTGGTACATTAAAATGTTCACGAGTTGGCTCGAATACTTTTTCGGCTAATTTCTTTAAGTTTTCGATTTGTAATTGATTAGGTACATTAACGATGCCTAATTTGATTGCAGTAGCAGAATAGGTTAACTCCTCTAGAGTTAAATGTTTACTTATTTGTGTCATCTTTTTTATTTAATAGTTTAATCGTTTGTATAATTGTATAGACTATCGATACAGTTAAAAGTATTATTTTTAATGTCTGTTCTATATTACTAAATGAAATAATCATTGAGGTAGTATTCAATGCGTATATTTTAAAGGATTGAGGTATCATTCTTATTTTATGTTTTTAATTTTGCAACAATATCAGTAAATCCTTGAATGCCTATATATGCAGTTGCAACAATTACCCAGTCTCCCGATGTTATGTTAGTTAAAAATAAACCTACACAAGCTACAATAAATACTAATAGCTTTCTGCTAATCCATTTGTTTAATATTCTATCTAAAGTTTCTTTACTCATTGTTATATCTGTATCGCTTCTGCTTGTTGGAATATCTCGTCAACTTGGTAATCGCTCATTTGCGTAACTGACTGAATAAATAATACAGTTTGAGAATATCGCTCTACTGTTGTGCCATAATTCCAAACATTTTTAGCAGCAGTTTTAGTTGGCTCATCTAATTGGTCTAACGCACTTTCAATAGTAGCTATTAAATTCATTAAATTTAAAATAGTTCTTAATCTCCAAAGTTGAGTTTCTGCTGGTGTTTTGTCCTTAAATGCTTGTTCTATTTCTTGTTGTGTTGCTCCCTCGTAAAATTCTCGTGTATCAAAGTTAAAATAAGGTTTAACCATTTCAACTTGTAAAAGTTCATCTATTAAAACTTGTGTTTCCAAACATTCATTTGAGTAGGTTGCACCTAAAACTTGACTTGTTGAGATTTCTATTATTGTTTTCATATTAATTGTGTATTGATAACATATTACCAATTATATTATCTGATGCATTTGATAATACAATAGAAGCATAAATAAAAAATTGATTAGCTGGATTTAAAGTAGTTGAACTTAAAGCAGTACCCGCAAAAACGTCAGTTATAGCTGTTGTTGCAAATTGAACTCCATATAAATTACCACCATTTAAATTAAAGTTTCTCATCATTACGTTTGCTTGAGCACTTGCACTACCACCATAAGAACCTATTAATGTAGCAGTTCCAAAATTGTCTGTTGAATTTACTCTTAATCGTAAAGTATATGTTCCTAATGCAGTTGTTTTATTTGCACCAAATAACACTTTTATAACATCTGTACTATTAAATGAACCCGCTGGAATTGTTGCCTTAAATATTTGTGTTTCAGCAGTTGTTCCAGTATGAGCAGTTTGTGATGTTTGTATATTTTTATAAGGAGTATATGATAATACAGCTTGTTTTAAAGCTAACGCATCAAATACAGCATTTTGGCTTGGTGCAACAGCTGTAACTCCGTTTACAATAGCATCTTCTATTATAGTTTTATTTTTCCAAAGTTCTGTTGAAGTTTCGTAAATTAAACCTTGATTGTTTAAAGGAGTAATTATTTGAACATCGTGAATCTCTGCTAACTCATAACCGTTTTGTATACCTACTTCGATTTGCCCTTGCGTTGGATGTACTCTTGTAACCTTACCTACATAAACTAAATGAGTAGGAGCTAGTATTTTTGTCTCTGTAAATGTACCAGCAGTAACTCCACTCAAATAAAGTTGAGCACCCTCTGTGAATGCAGAAGTATTTAACCCGCTTAAATCTCCTAGAACAACACAATTTCCTAAACCATTATTTAAAATGTCAGATTGTAATAGTCCAAAAGTTCTAGAACTTAAAGCATCGGTTGTAGCTAGTGCCTTTGATACTAGTGCTTTGTTTCCATTTGCACCAGAAATATAAACTACCGTTCCTTTTGTTAAGGTTGCACCAGTCATATTCTTAACCTCTCTCACTATTGTTGATGCAGTACCGGCAGTAGGTATGTCTAAAGCAGTTATAAAAGGATTAACTCCGTCTGCTCCGTTGTTAGTTAACTGGCTTGTTTGTGTTACTGCTGCTGGTATAGTTGGTTTGTTTAATATTTGAGCATCTCCACTAACTGCGTTCCAATCTGCATTTACGTTTACTTCTGCACCGGCAGCTATTCCCGCAAGTTTATTTTTTTCAGTTAGTGAATACTGCTTGTTTGTAGTTCCGTCCAAAATATTATCTTGGTTTAAAACTACGTCTCCTACTAAAGTATTTACAGAAGTAACTGCTCCTCCTCCTCCCGTAATTGTGTTTACGTTTATAGTCGTAAGATTAGGTTGAATAGTTAAATCAACCGTTTCAATTACTGGACTTATATTTATGTCTATTGTATCTGGCATCTTATCTAGTTATATCGCATTCAATTAAAAATTCTCCACTTAACCAAGTCTTTACAGTTCCGTCTGCAAATAAGATTTCTAAATCATATAAGTAATTGCCGGATGCTATATTTATAATTTGTTGGTTTATTCTAAATAAGCCACCAGCAGCGTTAGTAATTGTTATACCAGCACTTGCTACCGAAGTCAAAGATAATGCAATAAGACCTCCGCATTCAGTTCGTAACTGCATTCTAATTGTTGCACCGGTAAGATTAATAACTACATTATTTTTTAGCAAAGCAAAATTAACGGCCTCGAATGTATCTCCCTTTATATGTGTAAAATTATAACTCATTTCTTATTGATTTGTTTGCTTAAGTATTGCTTAACTTTCTGTAAGTTTTCTTTTTTTATCTTATATGCGATAAATTTATTTTTTGGCTCTTTCATAATACCCAGTTGCAAGGATTAGCTTTTTGGTCTGGATACATATCGCTATCTCTATTGGTCCAGTACTCTGGGAATTTAGATGCTGCGTTTATACCCATATAATCTATAAATCTAGTTGCGTAAAAGTCTGCAAATGTTCTATGTTTTTGGACTAATATGTCTAACTCTTCTCGGCTTGGTGTTTCAGAGTTCTCACTACGATGTTTAAATACTCCTCCGTTTCTTATTTGATAGTTTGCAAATGGCAAATAATCTATCATAGCAAAATGAATCAACATCGGCTGAACGTAATCCCTAACCAAGTTTAAATAGTCTCCAGTTAATGTCGAACTATTTATTTTAGTTGTGATTGTGTTATAAAGTTGAGTACCTAAATAATTTTGAACGTGCATCTGTTGTGCAATTTTAATAAACTGCATAAACAAGTCAGCATCTACATTCCCGTTTAGGATAGTGTTTGCTTTTAGGTCTGTCTGTGTTATGAATAAAGTAGTTGGCATATTATCCTCTATAATTTGGGTGATGTCCGTTGTTTGGCATATCTATCGGTGCTATTTTTGAATCAATAAAACCGGCTGGAGTTGGATTATAACCCTCTATACTTGCAACCTCTTCGCTAGATGCTAAAGATTTGTCTACGTAAGGAGTTCCGTCTGTTTTAGTTTTTAATCTGTAAAGATTTTCATTCCAAAAATGACCGCAGTTAACTCCGCCCTTGAATCTAAATAGAGAGTAATTCTCGCCCTTGTGTCCGAATTCATTATTTACTCCTTGAAAGGAAGCCATATCTATATCCTCTTTACGATATACTACTCCGTTATTTGTTCTCGACATCATATTTACGCAGAATTCTCTAGAGTTTGTACTGTTGTATTTTTCTGCATACTCATAGCGTACTTTATAAATGTCTTTGTCTAAATAACTACTAGCACTTGGACTGCTTTTTATAAATCCTCCTAATTTAGTATCTTTTTTTGGAGTAATATGTTGCTTTGCCCAGTCTTCAATACTTGTATTATTGTCGTCAAACTCTCTTTTATCTACCAATTCCCACTCCTCAGAAACTACTTCTCCGTCAAAAGAGTTAATATCAAAACATTCGTGATTATCGCTCAAAGTTTGTACTGGTGCTACTTGTGGAATCGCAGATTTTAAACCTACTAGAGACCTTATTTCGTCAGCAGTCATACTTTCTAGTACCTTGTTTGCTACCAAAGGACTTAAAGAGTTAATTCCGTCTATAATTGTGTTTGATTTTTCAGTAATTGTTAAGTCATTTACTGCGTCTAAAGGTTGTAAAGTTTTAAAATATAAATCTAAAGTGATTCCGTTATAAGCTAATATGTTATTTAGTTCTTTAATAATTAAGTTTTGAAAAGGTTTTATAACTGTGTTTTGCATTAAGATTGTTGCCGTCTGTAATTCGTCTGCATTGTTACCAAATCCGGTGTTATCTTTAATACCTAATAACATAGGACTAATAACTCTATGAGATACCATTATTTTACGCATACTTTCGTCACTTAAAAATTGGTATTGATTATGAGCATCGCTTAACTGGACCGGAGTTATAGTTGCTCCGTAATCATTTGAATCGTTAAACGATAAAATAAACCTTCCAGCGTTTGAAGTGCCACTAAATTTTTGTGTTATGGCTCTTTCGATGTCTCTTTGCTCGTCCTCTGTTGGAGTTCCGTTATTAAAGTTGATTAACATACTCGGAGCAAGGCCATTCATTATATTGTTTAAATGGTAGTTGCTTATTTCCTCCTCAAGTTCACAATATTGTAATCCTCCTTGCCAATCTGGAGGAGAGTAATAATAAAAACCAGTTTTATATGGTTTAATATATAATATCTCTTCGCTCTCTTCACTTGTACCAAATGCCGGTATAGGTCTTGCCGGATTTTGTCTAGTTACTTTCGTCCAATCGTCAGCATAAAAATAAAACTCAACCTCTCCGTCCTCGTTACATTTTCCACTACGTAAAGTTTCAACCGGCCAGTGGTTACATTCTACTATTCTAGTTCTATCTATTGAATAAACCACTTGAATAGCACACTGCCCCATAGCTTTTAAATCGTAACATAAACGCTCTGTAGTATCGTCATCAAATAATAACATCGCTTGTGCGTAGTCTTCCGGTTTCATTTGAGCGTCTGAAGCGTCTAATCCTTGACCGAATATCATTTGACTGATTCCGTTTACGATTGCGTTGTTTGTAGGACTTCCATTTATACGGTCTTGAATATATCCAAAATAATTATTGTCGTCTCCATAAGATACCCACTCTTGGTTTCTTACTTCGATAATTCTAGGACTTGTATATGTCGCCAGATTGACAATTCCAATGCCGGTATTTTTAGGTTTTATTTCTATTTTTTTTCTCATATTATTGAAGTACGATATAATCGTTGTTATTTGTATTCAAGGTAATAAAATTACCATTGTTTATTGAGTAGTTTTCAGCACTCTGGTTGGTCGAAAATAGTCTGTCCTTATATAAGACCTCACTTGATGCATTTAAGATGCTTAATTCAAAGAATCCGCCCTCGTATAAACAATTCAAGTTACAATCTATGTAAACTAAATCGTAAACATTTGGATATACATTTGTAGGTGTGAAAGTAAAGACTGTATTTTTCTGCTCATCTCTGACTTTTATTGTTAGACTTTCTCCCTCTATGTAGTTTCTAGGGATTGTTATAAATCTTTGAGATGCGTTATCTTGGTTTACTACTGTCATAGTTATATAACGTATTTTTATTTTTTTTTGTAAATAAAAAAGGAGTGAAACTAATCACTCCCTTTCTGTTACCGTATAAACCTCTATAGACTGCTTTTATTACGGTGCTATCTGTGTTGCAGATGAACGAGTTGTAACTACTGTTGATGTTACAAAAGGTGCAAGGATAGGCTCTTCGGCAGTAATTGTCAAAGTGTATCCGTTCATATCCCCTAATGCAGTTCCAGTAGTAACTGTGCCGTTTATATTACAACCTCTTGTTAAACCAACTGCGAAAAAATTTCCGTTGTTATCCTCTACAAAAACGTGAGGTCTTTGTGAGATAGCTTTTTGTAATTCTACATTTGTTAAAACGTCAATTTTTGTCAATACCGCAGTAACTGTCTGAGCATAAAAAGTAGTTCCATTTTCGTCACTTGACGTAATAGTCTGCTCTAAATTATTTCCTCCCTTTACTTCGTATTTGTAAAAGTTTGTCCCAGCACCAGTAATCGCAGTTAGCGTTCCAGCAGTTATAGTCAAAGTTCCTAGCGTTCCATAGTCAGCAAACCAAATATTTTTAATTCCTCCGACAACGTCCTTACAAGGTAACTTTCTTCCCGTAGCCATTAAGCAAGTACTCATATTTTTTTTATTTAAAAGTTAATAAATAGCCTCCCATATTTCAGAGAGGCATTTAATTTAATTTATGCTATTCCGTAAGTAACTGCATCTGCTCCGATACCTACTTGGATACCTCTTGAGAAACGTGCAATAAATCTAACGTTTTTGCTTCCGTCGATGTCAGCCATATCAATCGTCTTAACAACGTTTGCATCGTCAGCCAATCCAAATCCTACGAATAAGTTAGAGATTTCAGCAGCTACCATTGTGTTTGCTGGTAAACCATTTGCAACGAAAATAGTAACTCCGTCAAAAGTTAACTCTCCTCCATTGTACCAAGTTGTACCGGCAGCGTTAACCCCAGCATTTGAAGTAGCAGCTACAGAGAAACCTCCTAACGCTCTTACGTATGCTTTAGCCACGTTTTGAGAAACATATAATCTTAAGTCTTCGCTTCCGTATAATGCTGCTGGAATTGCATCAACTACTCTTCCCATTTCTGCGATTACGTTAGCAGAAGTGATAGCTAAAGGAGTTCCGATTACAGTTGCTCCGTCTGTTCTCAATAATTTACCAAGTCCGTTAGTAGCATTCCATAAGAAAGTCTCTGTATCGATAGCGATATCTTTTAAAACTTTAGCAATAAAGAAGTCAGAGAAAGTTGCTGGCATCACATCGAAAGAACTGAATCCCATACTTTGGGCCTCCCAATCTTGCTCGAATGGAGTCTTGCACAAGCTCAAATTTACTTGTTTTTCACTGACTGTCAGCACTTTATCTGATAAGGTTACTGTTCCAGCATCTGTAAAATCGCAAGTTGCGTCAGCTACTAGGCCAGAGATAACTGCTTTCTTAACTGTTGCTTTGTATTTTACGTTTGGAATTACAGTAACTGCATTGTTTGCGATTGTGTTCGCACTTAATACCGCAGCTGCGATATATTTACCGGCAAATTCTCCGGCATAATTTGAGGTAATCGTTGGTTGGTTTGGCATTGTGTTTTATTTTTTTAAGTTTATTTTTAATTAATTAGTTTGATAATGCTGCCATTATTCTAGCCTCTGTATTAGAGATGTTTTTTCCAGTATTTGCTTTCCCTAAATTTACTTTTGAGTCTGCTGGTTTGTGTACTGTTGCTTTTTTAGATACACTTGAAAGAGTTGCTTTCATTTCTGTTTGGTAAGCAGCTAAAGCATCTAGTTTAGATTTTAACTCTTCCATTTTTGGCTCAAGTGCTTCCATTACTTTAGTAAGGATTTCCTCTAGAGTAGCTGGTACTGCCTCTAGTTCTACTTCTGTTTCTGGTGCTACCTCTTCTGCTGGTGTTTCCTCTGTTGTTTCCTCTTCTGGCTCTGTTGACATTTCAACTTCCTCTGCCTCTGCAGCCGGAGTAGCTAATTCGCCAATCTTTCCAATTTCGTAAACCTCCAAAGTTGTACCGTCAGCAAGTAAATAACTCCCAACTTCCAACGGCTCTCTATTATCTCCGTCAATAGCAAATACTGGCATCCCTACCTCAAAGCTATCGGCTTCAATAACAGTCCCGTTATCTAGAGTCTGCTGCTCTAACTTCACATTTCTGCGAAGCAACGCATTAATGCGTGATAAAATTTCTGTGTTTTTCATATTTAAATTTATTAATTCTTAATCATATAACGAACTACTATTTTTTTTTGCATTTTTATTCTGCCTTTCTGTAAATAGTTCCTATTCCTTGTGCTTGTAATGATCCATCGCAGCACTTTCTAGAATATTTGTTGTCTGCACATAAACAACCTCTTTTGTCGTTTTTAGGACTTGTTCTGCTCGGTGTTTTAAAGTCTTTATTTGCCATAGTTCAATAGTGTTTGAAGTTCTAATAAATCCAATCCGGCTAGTATTTCCTCTTCTGTCTCATCAACTTTTGAAAGTGGAGTTTTTGCTTTGTCTGCGAAATATCCCTCAATACTGAATCCTTTTACCTTACCAGTTTTTATAAAGTCATTCCAAATCTTATCGTTGTTTACTTTAATAGTACCCATCCAAGTTCCTACTGGGACGTTCAATTCATAAAGTTTAGATTTGTCTTTGTCTGTATCCTCTACTATCCAACTCTCTACCATAGTTAAACCAGTAATAGATTCCATATGCTCAAACGTAGCGTTTGACTGATTGCCATTTACAAAGAATAACTCCATAGCTTTGCGAATAGTATTTTTACTAAAATAAATGTAATACTCTCCCTCGTTTTCGTCTCTTCTGTAGATTGGTTTATCTGGGACTAACATTGCACCCATTATGATTTTTTTTTCTTTGTCTACTTCGGCAAACTTGTACTCTTTTTGCTCTGTTTTTAAAGCGATAAAGTCTTCCTCTATGGCTGGAGATTCTACGATACTAATTGCATCGATTCCAGCTAACTCCATTTCCTCATCAATTATTAACTCGATTAATTTCATATAATTTATTTTTTTATATAACGTTTATTTATCCTAAAGTTGCATTTTGAACGATGCCTCTATTCAATCCTTGTTGAGTAGTTACGTCTCCTCCTACTACAAATGCTTTTACCGGTTGAGTTTCTTTACCGGCTATGCTTTCAGCTATTTGATTCGTTCCACTTGGTCCTACTACGTTGAAACTTGGTGCTGCTCCTCCAGTTGGTGCTGCTCCTCCACCTCCGGCTGCTCCTCCACCTCCGCCACCTCCTCCAGAAAGTAACGCTTTTGCTCTTGCAATGTTTGCTAAAATAGTTGCCGTACCACTAGCATAAAATGCTATTTTAGTTGCCGTATAAACTCCCGGTGCTGCTGGTCCAGCTACTGATGCTGCTCCGGCTGCACTACTTTCAGTTCCTTGTAACATTTTAGAAAATGCGATTGCACTATCAGCACCTATTTGAACTAACGCAAGTGCTTTCATCGCTGCTTGACCGGCTTTGCCTCTTGCTAATCCAGTTGATTGAATTGCAGAAAGTAACTGCTCTCCACTTTGTGCAATACTTGCTACCGCATCTGTTGTAGCTTGGAATGATTCAATTTTTCTTTGTCTTGCCTCTTCGTCTCTTTGGTCTCTTTCGTATTGGCTATTGTATTGAAGTTCTGTTAGCTTTAATTGATATGCTTGTTCTGCTGCTAATTGGTCTTCCTTAAATTTTGCATCTATATACGCTTTGTTTTCAAGTCCAGTAATGTCTGGTGCTTCTGGGTCTTCTAATGCTAATTCCTTATTATATTTATCTGAATTCTCTTTCCATTTTTTTTTAAATTCCTCCTCTGTTAAAATAGCATCCTCTGCTGCTTTTTTATCAATAGCATTTTTACCTAATTGATAACCGGCTCTGTCATTTAAAAGTTTATTAATTGTGTCTTGAGATGCTTTTACAGTTGCATCTCCGTCCTTTTTTACTTTCTCTGGGTCGAATGCTAATTTTGTTAAATAGTCAACTGATTCCTCTGCAAACTTCTCATCTACTTTTGCTTTAATGTCAATGCCGGGAATCTTATTTATTAAATCAATTATTTTATTGATAGCTTTTGCACCATTTTCAAATAATAGTCTTTGAGGAATAGATATAAAATCAATAAACGATTTTAACATCTCATAATTCCTTTGCGCTCCCTCAACTGCTAGTTTGGTGTTTAGTATTTGATTCTCTTGGTTTATTTTATTTGCAGCGATAGCTTCGTCAGTCTGTTTTATTTTAATATCTAAAATCTCTTTCTCTGACTTGCCTTGAAGTTTTAAGATATTATCTTGACTTCCTATCGTTTTTAGTTTTTCAGTCTCTATGTCAACGTTTTTTTGACTCTGAGCATTAAGTTTCTTTTGCTCTTCACTTACTCCACTTACTGCTGCCTTAATATCGTCCCAATAAGCATATAAAGCACCGGCAGCAACAACTAATAAACCTATCCCGGTACTACCTATTGCAGTTTTTATTCCGTTAAATGCGTCAATAGCTACAGCCTTTAATTGCTTAAAGCTATCTCTCGCCTCTCCTAGTGCTTGGAAACCTTGTGCGATAGCCATTGCAGACTGAACTTTTAAAAGTTGTTTCTCTAAATCTTTAGACTCAACTCCTACCAATCCCATAGCACCTTGATAGGCAGCGAATCCTCCGGCCACTCCCGAAAGGGATGCACTTAAAGCCTTAAATTTAGCATCGGGATTAAATGCCTCTGTAAGACTTTTGGCATCGCCTATCCTATCTTTTAGTTCTGCTGCTCTTTTAGCTGCGTTAACTGCCTCTGTTGACGTTGCACCGAACTTGTCGGCTAACTTTTGTACGTCTTGTTGTGCTTCTCTTAACTGACTTTTTAAACTACCGAGAGACTTGTCTGCTTGTTCTGCATTTACGTTTAAATTAATATCTATTTCTTGTGCCATTTCAATAGTCTTTTATGTTGTTTAAATGCTTCTATCCAAGTTTCTGGATGTTTGTTTTTTCCCTTTGCAATTTCTATCAATTCACTTTGTCCGTAGTGGCTTGATGCTTTTAGTAATGTTAATATTTGCTCTATCATATTCCAGTTTGTGTTACAATTATATCTTCTAGTTTTGCAGTTGCTCCAGCTATTTTATATTGTATAGTTATTAATTCAGTTCTGTCTAAACCAGTTGTGTTTTCTGGAACTGTAACTGTTAATGTTATATCACTTATATTATTACTTGGGTCACTATAAATCAAATATCCAGTCGAAGTTTTTACATTAAAACTATCATAATCATTTAAGTATATTT